CGCTTACTTTTCTCAATCATGCGATCCTTCGGTATGAATCCAAAGGCTTTGGCATATACCATGCCATCCTCTTCTGTGACCATGACCACTGCGGTATTGTCCTCTGTCTGCGACAGGTCAAGTCCAATCCAGACCCTGCGGCCTTTCCACCATTCTATTGGAATATCTGCCGAACACAGCTTGACTTTCTGCGGATCCACAAACTGTTCCGTTCCTATGCTGCGATACAGAAGATTCAGTGCTTTGCAAAGGAATTCCTGACGGTAAGTCTCATACAGAACGGCCGTTTCCCGGTCATCTTCGAGACTTTGGAAATGGATCTTATTGTTGACCGCAACCGGGTTCGCCTGGTAGATGCAACGGTCATCCGTCTGCCAGGCATCTCCCTGTTTCAATTCGTCATCCGGCTCATAGATCAGTGCGAAATAACGCTTCTTACTGGTGCCGTCCAGAACGGATTTGGCGATATTCAGTTCAACACTGAATCCATTGTCATAATTCGGATACTGTGTTGATAGGATCAGACCCAGTTTGGACAGCAACGTCCTCTGGCTGGTTCGCATTGCAGATACCGGATAGGAATCCATGGCGGCCACCTCGTCAGCCAGGAAACAGTTGGCCAGCTTGCCGTCCAGTTTATCCTGGGAATAGGCCAGAGGAATGTAATTATTCTCATTTATGAGGCAGATGATCTCCTTGCGGTTGATCTTAAAGGCCGGCTCCAGGTCATCGTATAGAATCGGGCTGCTCTTGATGATCTTCTTAACTGCAAGATACAATTCCTGGGATAGCTGCAGTTCCGGTGCAACCGAAAAAAACCGGGAGAAATCCGGTTCTGTCAACATAAGCAGGATGAAAATCACCGCCGCATTGAACGTCTTATAATTTTTTCTTGCAATCTCCAGAAGTCCCGTCTGGTAGTAGCGGATTTTGAGACTTCCGGTCTCATCTCCGGAGAGCTGGTAATATTCCGATTCCGGACGACACATGGTACAAAGGCAGGCTGTAATGAACAGCCAGGCATAATCTTCCAGGCCATCATACAACGAGCAATGCAGATCCGGATGAACCATCAACTTCAGGAGCCTGCATATCCTGGCATAAGCCTCCTCGTCTACATAGGCATCCGGATTTTTGCCATCTACGATATCCATCCAGAGCTGTGCCTGTATCCGCACATACCGTGGTGCCTTGCCTTCCGTCTCGGTGACACACCATCTGGCATACTTATATGCCTTTTCCTCACTAACCACCAGTCAGCGCCTCCCTCAGTGCATCCTTCTTGGATTCCACCTTCTTTGGAATCGACCGTAAAGAAGAGGCGATGGTCATGACGTTCTCCTTCTCCACGTCCAGGAGCATCTTCCTCTTGGTCTGGATCTGCTTGTCCACCGCCAGTATATTGCCCTGCATCTTGGCCTCTATGGAATAGGCCTCCTTGTAGGTCAGTTCCTTACGATCAACCAGCTCCTCCTTCCGCTCCTGGAATTCACAAAGCTGCTGGTAGATCCTTTCCCTCTTTGCAAGAAAGTCATTGCACTCCGCAATCAGAAGACAATACCGATTGATGGTCTCACCATAAAGGTCATCATCTTTTTCGATCTTCCGGAGAAGTTTCCGGATCCGCAGGAATTCCTTGTGTGCCAGTTCGTTGTTCCGTACCTCTTTTTTCTCCTGCAGAGCCACTCCCGTCAGAAGGGCGGCCTCTGCATTTCTGCGTGCCGCAAGTTCTTTTTTTGTCCGATGGGATTTCTTTTCCATCTCGATTACCTTGGTCGGTTTGGATGGTGTCGGCATGACCTCACCTTCTTTCAAAAAGTTGATCTGGGAATTTTTTGCACGTCTTTGGGGGCAGCGTGGTCTGGGTGTCTTCCGAAAATTTCAGCCAGGCACCCCGGGGGGGATGGGTTTAAGGAATCCAGCTTCCCTGCTCCTGTTCCTCGATGATTCTCTGAACCTCCGCATATGGAATGGCGCCACGCTCCGCCATCTCATGATGCATGCTGCAAAGTGTGATCAAATTATGATTATCCAGACGTTTTTCCCAGTCTTTTTTGATTGGAATTGCGTGATGGACAGACAGATTTTCGTAGGTTAACTGCCGGCTGGTGTGATACAATTTGCGGAAACAGACCTGGCAAAGGTAATGATCCCTGCGCTTGATTTCATTTGCCTTGTCCGTCCATGCCTGGGAACGGCGGAAATAATCCTGCTGACTGTACCGCATTTTCTTGCGCACCGGCTTCTGGCCGCAGTCGAACCTGCTGTCATGGATCCGATTGCAATATTTGCACGATTTCAGCATAGTAGAACCACCTCCCTTGCGCCGGCGCAATTTCTAAAAATGAATATAAATATTTTACTATTTGACTGACTGGACCTTCTGGGACTCGAACCCAGGACCGACCGGTTATGAGCCGGTTGCTCTGACCTGCTGAGCTAAAGATCCGCATAAAAAATGGATCCTGTATAATCTACAAGATCCATTTCGAAAGTTTGAGGCCTATTCCTTTTGGAAAGGAATCAGAACGCTGAGATTCGAACTCACGGCTCGGTTTTACGGCTCATGCACCTCCCATTCGGATGACGTTCTGAACTCTGCATTCTTACGGTATGCAGCCAACCGGATACCTTTAGGGTTTGGTATCAACCAAATCCGCCGCCAGGCTGTGACACCTGACAGCGGCCACTCGGAGGATTTATTGTCTATGCCTTCTTGCTTCATGATATACTATAGCATTTTTAATCGGGACATGTGGGACATTCGGGACAAACTTTTATTTTTTCATAAATCTTTGATACTCTTTTTTTACACTTTCCCCAGTCGATTTCCGTCCCAGCCTTGAAGCCGTCTCTTCCCAAGTCATTCCCTCAAAAAATCTGTAGCGGATGATTCTCTGCATCCGGATCGGAATGGTGAGCATCCATTCTTCTACGCTCTCCTTCAGCTGCTCCGCCTGTTGCCTGCGTTCCTTCAGCAGAGCTTCCTCCATCCTCAGCTGATTATCCTCTGTTACGGTAAAAGTGGCTCCCTGGACTTTGAAGTGCATGGGATTGTATGGGAACTCCGGGTTACTTCCGGTGACACTTGTCTGCGTAATAATCTTCTTTTTCTTTTCCAGCCTTTTGATGTCTTCTTCCGTTTCTTTGATCAGATCACACGCGTCCATGTACTCTCTCAGAATGTTCTTGTCCATTGCTCCCACCTCTTTTTCTGTATTCCTTCCCAGTTTTCCGGTCCCTCAGGCCGATCAGCTCAAAGCCCAGAAGTCCAGCCACGTTATCAATAACAGAATATGCATTGTACACATGTGCCGGCATGTGTCCTGCTGCCCGGATCGCCTGCCCTGCGGTCGGATCCGGATATCCTTCTCGATTCTTATCCATAAGCTTCATTTCTCCTTCTCTTCCCTGTTTTCTTTTTATAAATCCCCTTTTTCTTGCATTCAAGCGGAGAGCACCCACGCCTGCTGCCGGTAATCAGCAAGTAATCACAGGTGCTTGCTACTATGCCTTCGCTCTTACGCTTTGACAGATATTCGCAGGTTATACATTGTTCACGTTTGATCCGATCTATATCTGCCTGAGTCATTTCAGTCCATTTCTTCATCATCCCACCTTCCTTCTGACGCTAGAAAATATTGACAGGTTCTCGCAAAGCCCGTGCAGGCGTCTCGAGTGTCACAATGTTCATGATAATACTTGCAGGCCTGGCATTCTTTGCAGGGTGTTAACCATGTGGCATTATTCATCGTCTTCCTTCCCAAATACTTGTTCTAGGAATTCCTTTATCCCAGTTACTTCACCTATTTTTTCGAAGCGTTCCGGCCACTCTTTTGACGTTGCCCCGTCGCTCCATAAAACATAAATCATTCCAAGTATTTCCTTTGTTACAACTCCATGCATACCGTTATGATCTTTTACTTTGACCACATCGCCGATTCCGAATTCTTCTTTCCTCTTTTTCCATTCTTTTATTTTTCTATCAGCTTCAAATACAGTATTTTGTGTAAGTATTTGGTCGAAATCATCCGTGTTAAATATCTCAAGGACTTCGTTTTTACTGTACGCATCTCGGTATATAAATTTCTGGATATAAATCCTCCGGGCCATCTCCCATGCATCTTCGGCAGTCAGGATTGGCTCTTCGTATTTTTTTATTCGTTTGATATCATCATCGCCTAAATAAGCTCTAATATTTGTGTAATATGGGCGTGACGTATTTCCTTTCGAAACCGCTTCGATTTCTATAATAAATTTATCGCCTTTTTTATATTTCACCTTTAGTCCTCCTTACATTTCGGCAGTTCCATCCAGCCGCTGACAAATAATCCAAGTTCTACCAGTGTCTTTTCTCCTGTATCAATGCGATACGCACCGCCACCGTCCTCGTCTCTGTCATAGTATGCGATTTCAGGAATACTGAAATTTGAAAATGATACCAGAATATATCTATCATCGCTGGGCGGTTCGTCAGCTGGATTCCATGGGTTGTCAACATAATCTTCAATAACCTCTTTTATTCTTTCGACCGCTTCGCTCCATCCGTAGCTTGCAGCTTTATACCGGTCAGTAATTCCTACATCTTCTAATCCGCATCCGATTCCTTCTTCTGGATAATTAATATCATTAATTTCTTGCAAAATTCTCTGAAACATTTGGTTCATTCTGCATTACCTCCATTGTTTCGAAATAAAACAATAATTTTTTCTCTGTATTTTCAATCAATCCAAACCTCACCCCGACTTGATAAGGTATACTGTCACGCATCAGCCTTGACGGAATTTCACGCAGGTAACTTCTAAATTCATCCACACCTAATGTTGATTTATAATGATTGCAACTTCGGCACGCTGGAAGCATATTGGATATCTCATCAGTTCCGCCCCTATATAGTGGTTCCATGTGATCCGCCTGCATATCTTTGTATTCCAGCTTGCACCCGCAATAAGCACAATGTCCGTTGCATTTCTGGTACACCTGCTGCCGCTCTGATTCGGTCAATTTTTTACGCATTTTCGTCCACCTCCCCATATAGGCAATACCCATTTTCACCGATCAGTCTTGGCATCTTCTTCACCATCCTCCCACTTAATCGCCTGTCCGCAATTCGGGCAGTAGTCGTATTGGTCATCTATCTCGTATGATTTCCCGCAGTTCGGGCAGTCGTACATGTCGTAGACCACCTCTCCATCCCATTCGCCATCACCCCAGAGACGAGGTGGCTTGGGGATTTGCTTTTTCAGAGAGATCATTGCACGTTCAAAATCAAAAGCAAATTCAGCGGCATCTTTTTCACCCATACCGTCTACATTGGCTTTTTTTAATATTCCGACAATGTGCTGCTCAATCTCTTCCAAATTTTTTACGGTGTCTTCCATGCTCCACGGCATTTTCAAATACTCGTTCATCACATTCTCCTCCACATCTGCTCTCTCAACTCACATTTACACAAATACCCCAACCAGGCAAGGGACATCATCCGCACCACGGTGCATAAAATACATCGTCGTGTTTGTTTGTATATCATACATTAACTCTCGTACCGTCCTCTTCCGGATGATCACATTTGTCGGACGATCCAAGTTGAACACTCTGGCCACGCACATTTCCGGATCATCGTCCGGGTGCTCATAGATCGCCACGGCCGGCATATGCAGTCCACTCATGTCCACCTCTCTGATTGACTGGACCTCGCAGTCTTTTTTCTTCTCTTCATTGTTCACTTTTGCTGCCATTTCGGTCTCCTCCTTCTACTCCATGTAGTTCCTGCCGAAGATCCTCTGGAAGTCCTCCTTTGGATATTCTTCTATAAACGCCCTCTGGCCTGCTGCCTGCAGCTGACGGTTGATCCCGGCGTTCTGGTGGACCGCTTCCGGGCCGCACCTGTGATGGCCGGTGCAGAGATAGACCTTTAAGCCGTATTCTTCGGACAGGCTCCGGTTCGGGCCGCCGAAGATGTGGTGTTCTTCCAGGTTTCTCTTTGGGTTCCAGTCATTATGCAGGGTCATGCACAGATAACAGGTCCTGCTGCTCTTGTCATGCAGGATGCTCCTCCTGTGTTTCTTCCGTTTCTTTCTTGTCGGCTGCTTTGGATATAATAACCCCTCCATCGCTTCGTCACCACCTCCCGGCCGGAGGCAGATACAGGCTGTCCCCGGCCATTTGATCATCTATTGGATTTTAGTTGCACCCTTTTTCTTTCGGTTCGCAGAAACCGCAGTTCCTGCACTCCCGCCTGGTTACCGCCAGAGTCCCACGGATCAGATGCGCCATTTTGCATCCGGGCCGCACAAGGACTGCAAGCTGCCACGTTTCCTTCACATGTGTGCATATCTCATAATTCTCATTCATATAATTTTCCTCTTCGATTAAAAAACATCTCATCAAGCAGTGCTCTCTGTCTTTCTCCATCATAACAAACCAACCTTCTGCCATTTGGTGTAAGCGTCACAGATTCGATCACCATAGCCTTATACCATTCATGGCTTTCTGTACTCTCATTGACTAAAATCATCTTTCCAACAGAGTTTACGCACTCATCAAATGTCATTTCCCTTCGATTTTCAACAGAATCGAGCCAGTCTCCTGGACGAATCAGAAAATCAAATATACTCATTTGTCCTTTCATGTTATGTTCTCCACTCCCTGCTCAGTCATGTTGTAGCAATCGTTCTGTTACTGGTATCCATTTTTGTTCATGGAATCACCTCCGGGAAGTCAAGTAAACTCATCTGTACTGGTGGAATATCTTTCCACTCAACGCCAATGTAATCCAGAACCTTTCCCCATCCATATACTTCTCCAGTATCTTTGTCCTTCACCATCCGGTACATTAGGTATTCCCATTCCTTTGGATTTTCCTGCCGTTTCCGGTCAAATCTGTGTGGACGCTGTTCCAAATGAACTCCAAATCCACACATGCTACATCCAGTACGCTGTGCACCGGTCGTGTATAGATTTCCGTTGTAATCGCGTTTTATATGTCCATATATTTCAGGAACAATGCTTTCTACCGGTTTGTATAGAATTTTGTTACCCTGCTTATCATGGCTGTATGGCTGTTTATAATACAACTGTTCAAATAATTCGATGTGTTCGTGATACCACTGATCCATCTCCAAGGCCAGACGCAGTATGTCATTTCTCATAAACGGTGCAAACGGCGCTGATCTGATTACCGTCTTCCCGTAATAATTGCATCCATGCTCCACCAGAGATTCTTCGCGCTGACCACCTTCTGAAGCCATCATTCCCAAATAAGGATAACTGCCGTGATTCTTTGCCCAGTCATCGCAAGGTTTCTCTTTGAGATAGTAACAGCACTTGTTTGATACCTTGAATGGAGCTGTCTTATAGTTCACTCCCTCATTCTCATTTTCTGGACCGCCAAACAACTCCAACCATCGCTGCGGTAACTTCATGCGGCTATTCTTGGCGAAATGCCCTTGCGCTCCACATTCGCCTGTGATAATCGCATGACGGACAGTCTTATTGTCTTCTGTCGGATTCTGAAGCAGTTCAATCCGTCCGGCTATTTTCTTGGATATTACCGGGAACCCGACTTCATTGATAACCTGAGCTTTGCTCTTGTAAGATTTTACGATCTCAATTCCAAGTGCCCGGTGGACTCTCTGGATGCTCTTATCCTCCACATTAGATATGGAGATTGCTGAAACATCTATTCCGATGCTTTTCAGCCAGATAAACAAGGTAATGCTATCCAAACCGCCTACGCTCACATGGCAATCACAATCTCTGCTTAGCATCTCATTGTAGAATTCCCATGCTCTTCTGGCCTGTCGTTTAGTTTTAATATCATATGGAAGCCGTTGAAGAACAGTAAAACGCGCTTTTTGTTCCTTCTTCTGTTGCTTCCATTCTTCGGTTGTTAATTCTTTTTCACTCATTTTTTTTAGAAGCCCGGTATATCCTTACCCCGGCCGTAGGCCACTCCTTTCTTGATTAATTTTGGGTTGGAAACTCCGGGTCGATCCCGTTCTCAGCCGCCATCTTCTTGAGTCCCTCATGGTCCCCTTCGTTCAGCAGGTTCTCCGCCAGTGTGTTGATCTCCTCATAGGAGCTCATCTCTCCAAATTTCTCAAACATCGTTTTTCCTCCTCTATACGGGTAAAACCCGTATTTGCTCAGTCTCCATACGGATCCATCCATTCATACCTGCAGCGCACGGCGTGGATCTTCTCCAGCTCATACAGCTCCTGCCACAGGTCCGTGTTCTTAAGCTTCCGTCCGCCCGGCCGCTTCCACCCGTTCCTGGCCCACCCGGACAGGCTCTCCTGTCCGCGGATCAGATACCGGCTGTCCGTAAAGATCGTGATCACGGACGGTCTGGTCATCCGGCGGAAGGCTTCTATGGCGCAGGTAAGGACCAGGCGATTCCCGGTCGTGTCCCGTGCCTCCCCTTTGTCTTTCAGTGTGTGGCCGTCACACACCAGTATGTACTGATACCCCGCCTTCCTTGCCTTCGGCGCCTTGGTGGAAGTCCAGATAAATATACTTACCGTTTTCATCAGATCCTCCTTCTCTTTTCTGCCGCGGGCGTGATCCGCACCAGGGTGTAGCTCCGGTACCTGTACCCGGTGACCGGGTTGATTCCTTCCACCAGGCTTTCCTTGTCGAGATAGTAGCCCTTCGGTGCCCTGGGCTCCCGGCCAAAAGTCTTCCCGGACAGGATTTCTTTCTCCGGCTGCACTTCTATGAGATTCCTGCTCCGGCTGTACCAGGCTTCCTTCATCGTGGTCACCTTGCCGGTCTTCTCGTCGGTATCCCCCGGCCACTTCCCGACGTACTCCGCAAGGCGGGAAAAATTCCCGTCCTGGTAGAGGAGCTCGTTGTGGATGCCCCCATACGTCCAGTACCTCTGGATCAGAACGTCCGTGTCCGGGATCCGGTTTGCTATGACGTGGCAGTGGATCCCGCCCTTGGCCCCGATCTCTATCTTCACTACATACTTTAGCTCTTCCCCTCTCCGCTTGTATGCGTCCCGCATCCGCTGGAGGAATTTCTGCAAGATCTTCTTGGTGCTCTCCAGGTCCGGAGGCCGCTCCTTCGGTCGAAAGGTCAGCGTGCTCCAGTAATCTCCCTCCTTGAAATTCTTCCTCAGCAGCCTCCGGATCTTCTTCGTCCGGTTCTTCCGGTTCTGCTTCTCGATCTGTTCCTTCGTCGGCTTCTTCTTTGGCTGCCTCTTCTCACCGGGGGCTCCATATCTCCCATTATGGAATTCCTCTCTCTCAATGCATTCCCCCAGGTCGTAGCTGTTCCTTCTGTAACTCATGGTTCCTACACCCTTACGCCCTAACTTTAATATGCTTAATCAAGTGATAAACGGCTAAAACAGCCGCTTCCTGTTTACTTTTTCCGCAAGGTGTGCTATCATAACGGTAACGGATATTTCTGCGGAAATAGATGGGCCCTTGTGTTTGCGTCACCCGGGCCCTTTTTTATGTTGTTTTAGTTTTTCCCGGATCTCTTCCGGCGTCCCAAGGTCCTCGTACCTTCCGAGCAGATCCACCAGGGAACCGTAGACCACCGGGATCTCCTGCTGCCACTCAATCCGGATCCCGCCCATCTTGTTGAGCGGGGCCCGGTACGTACCGATGTTCGGATTTTTGATCGTCATTCTCATGGCGGCACCTCAGATCTCCGGAACGTTGGACCTCAATACGATCCAGATCCACACGCTTGCGGCGGTGACGACCACGGCCAGGTACGGGCTGGCCTGCCGGCTCTGCGCCATCATCAGATAGACGGCCAGCGGATTGATGATCACCGCCGCCCTTGTAACGGCCTTCACGACCGCTTTCCTTAACTTATTCTTCATGGTTTTCCTCCTCCCGGACTGGATCCATGCCCAGCTTCTCCCGGAGCTGCGGGATCTCCCTGTCAATGTCTTCCATTTCCTTTGCATACTCCGGCTTCCATTGCACTCCGGAGTGAAGAAGGATCTGCAGCCTGCGGTCTACAAGATCCAGGTAACGGAGTATGTCTTTTTCCTTGATATTTTTGTTGTCCATAAGCCCTCCCCGTGGTATAATCCACTTGATGTATTTGATAAGTCCTGGTGCTTTGGTCGGCCACAGGGCTTATTTTTTTGTTTTTGTAATGGAATCAATAAATTCCAGTACCTGCAGCACTGCAAAGCCTAAGCCAAGCCCGCCGACAAGGTGTTCCACCTGTCTGGTCATAATAAAAAACGGCAGGTACGTGGCCAGGTATCCGATTATGTATGATGCAATTATGTTGGTTTTGCTGTATTCTTCCATGATTTTTCTATCCTTTACGCAACTACGGATCCTTTTCTGTGCATGGCCTGCACCTCCATCCGGATCTGCTTCTCTCTCCACTGATCATATTTTTCTGTGTCGAATATGATCTTACTGTTCTTGGCTGCCGGATTTAACTTCCCGGCAAAGTTGTTATCCTTCCTTCGGTACACCTCCAGGAAATAATCCTTGGAGAGTCCCGTGAATTTCGCCATCTCTTCAAGAGACATGAATGGTTTTGGGTATGTCATGTTATCACCTCTTTCCAATTGCTTTTCTATGTTTTTTCGCTTATACTTGAAGAAAACATCTGCAAATCTGTTCTTCATTTAGAAAGGAATTGAACGATGTATCTGACTAAATCTTATATAAAAGTGTTAAAATATCTTTATCACCGCCCTTCCGGTGTTTCCTACGGGAAGCTGAACAAAAAATACGGAGTCACCAGAATCACAAACCTTATCAAAACCGGATATATTGCACACAATTACAAGTTCCCATTAGATGCTGATGGGTTTCCTGTTGGCACTATCTCCGATTATGCACTCTGTTTTGTTACTGACGCTGGTAAGGTTGAAGTGGAACGTCATCAATGGTTTGACGCTCAGTTCGTAATTGCCCAGCTGATCATCCCTATCATTGTCGGCGTTTCCAGTGCCATTATCACCGCCTTGATTCTGTCTGCTTAACTATTCCTGTCAAACCAATCTCTGATCTTCGGAGATCTCAGTATTAATGCCGAAATCAATGCTGACAGAATCATACTGATCACTATTTGTGCCATTCCTACCACCTCGCTTTCCCCGGATCAGCTCTAAATCCATAGGATTGACTCCTCTGCATTCACTTAACTTTAGGGTAAATCGCCTTTTTCCTCTGCCAGATCTAACATCCTCTTCTTGATATGAGCTGCTAACTCTGGAGATTCAAATCTTACCTGGCGATATATCTCTTCTATTCCAGATAATATTTTTCCCTGCTGGCGTATCTTTTCGTATTGCTTTTCTATAACAGCTTCGATATCTGTAAGCATTGCTTGCATTCTATTTCACCTCGCCTTCTATAAAACCCATTGACTTTTTCTTCTCCACTCATATCATTCTTTAAGTAGTTCGCTTATGCATAAATACATAAGCATAAATAAGCAACTTATCCCGAATTTATCTGCTTCCGGAATAATGATTGCTGATATGACTTTACAAATAGCTGCTGCAATTATTGTGGCAGCTAATTTTCTTCTATGATTTTTCGTTTTCTCCCACCTCCTTTTCTTCTTGCTGTTCCACAATCTCCGTTCTATACTTTAGATACAGGCTCCTGCCCGAGCCGAGTCTATAAAAAAGGAGGAAGTAATATTTATGGATGACTTAACTAAAGAACAGCAAAATATTTTGATTTTCATGTACAAAGAAGTCTTAAATCGTCAACCAGCTTTATCATTTGACGAGGCAAATTATTTTTTGAATTCTGACAATGTCCGCGATTTATTCTGCCGTAATCAATCCTCTGATCACATGGCAAATATCTGCTGGTCACTCGCCTCAAAGGGCTATATCACCTGTTCTCAAGGAGATGACCTCGCCAATGATATCTCTCTTACAGATCAGACAATTATTTACATGGAAAATCGATTCAGAAATGGAATAAAAGATGTTCTCGATTTTCTATCAAAATTTATACCTTAACATCTTCTCCAGCCGTAACATCAAGTGTGTCACGGCTGGTTTCTATATATGTCGAATGTGAACCATATGTATTCTTTTCAAAATTAACTGCATGTTCAACGTCTTTTGTGTGTCTGCAGTAACCTCCGTTTTTGTAGCAGGTCCGCTTCTTGCAATCTGGCTTCTCTCCATCACACAGATACATGATATTCATGTCTTGTTTCTCTCCTTTGATTTTTCTAATTTAAATAAGCCGTAGCCAGGGCAACTACTTTCTCCACAATTGTAGTTGCTCTTTTTAATCCAACAATTGCATATCTGTTTCAGTTTCACTCCACATACTGGACAAAAATTGTCCTCTGTCCTTGCTTGTCTATGATCACAGGATGCAGAATTTCTTTCCTCTGATTTTCTTATCATCTCTGTCCTCTTTCTCTGGAACAGTTCCCCTGTTCCTGTTGATTTTCCCCTTCTACTCTCCTATACTTTAGGCACAGGCTCCCGCCAGAGCCGAGTCTATAAGAAAGGAGTA